AGTACCCATAACCATTATACCATTATACCATACGTCAATAGTTTTTTCTATCTTCTCAAAGTTTGCTTCCTCCATAATTTCTACAGGTGGATTGAATTGGTCATCTTTTTCTATAACCTTGCTTCCTCCTGTTTCCATTATTTTTTTCTTATATACTATTTTTTTTGTAGTCTTATAATTAAAATAAAGTAAAGTGCACGTATCTCTATAGAACATATCATTTTCATAATACTGAGCTACGTTGTAGTAATCATACCAATTTTGACTATACTTACTTATTTCCTCTAAATCTTTATTTGTCAAATCAGGGTCTATCTTCATTAACTCTATAATAGGAAGCGTCTTAACTTCTCCCCAATAAAAACAATCTTTAAAGTGTGGGTCTTCCGTATAACTATATACTATATTTGCAGGGTCTACATATTTAATTTCTACTCCTGAGCCGGGTAAAAATTCGTGTTTAGCTACAGCGATACCTAAAACAGTTAAGTCATAGTCTAATCTTTTTCTTAAATCTATATAATGATTTTCTTCGAATAAAGTATTAATAGCTTCTTCTTCGGCTATCTCTATTGAAGGCTTGTAGTTAAGTTGCATATATAAAGACAACTCTTCATCTGTTGCGGGGAGTTCTTCAGGAGATACTGTAAAAGGGTCATAACCTGATTGTTTCTGTACGTCCAAGAGAAAATCCTTTGAGACCATTTGTGCCTCAACCATATCTTGATACTTACTTCTTTTTGCTTGTGACATTGCATCTTGTGCATATGCCTTTACTTTGAATAATCTGTCCGACATTCCGTTGACAACTATATCCACAAACTTAGGAATGACAGGCACCGGAGTCCAATCTAAGTTTAAATAACTTAGGTCACCGTCCACGGCTAATTCATTCTTATATTTTGCGACTGACTGCTCACCCCTTGCATAAAGTCGCAATCTGTGAAATTGACGGAATTGGTCGTAAAACCTACAACTCATTCCATCCCTACGAAACCATTCATACTGTATAGCTTGACCTATTTGTAAGCCGTACTCATCAGTTTCTTTTTCTGCGTCAGATACAAATTGACTTGGGAAAGCTGCAGATTTTATATTTACCTTTACATCTTTCATCTAATTATTTCACTTTGTATGCCGGTATTAGTATACCTTGCAAAGTTAAGTTTTATTTTTGACTCTTTTCTTTCAGGAGTATATAAATGCTTCTGACAAGCCATTATAGCTAATCCCGAACTAATACTTGCATCAAACTTAGTTCGGTTGTTTATATCAAACTTTGCCCAATCCAATAATGTTCTATTAAAAGGCATAGTTCCCATCTCTCCTTCGCTTCTAAATATCTCTTCAAAATCTATTCCTATATACTTTTCTATATATGATTCCAATGCTGCTGCGTGAGATTGTTTTACCTCCTCGCTTGTATTAGGAATCCCACCTAATTCTTTTTCTGTTTTAGAAAGTCTATTAAAATTCTTATCCGGTCTATTTAAACAATATTTTCTGTAACCTCTGTTTTTAAAATGATACAATAATCTAGGTTTATTATTTTCTATTAATATAGGCATTCCATAAAATACACAAGCCATAAGTACATCCTCAAAGAATATCTCAGCAGTCTGTGGTCTTGCAATATACTCTAAAAAAAATTCATTGCTTGGAGCATCATCCATATTAAACTTGGTCAAACCGTGTAAAGCTCCATTAGAACCCCCACCTCCAACTACTCCTGATATATCATAGCTATCGCATCCAAACGCACCTAGATGTTCATTGCCCGGAATCTTAATTCCATTTCTTTCGTGAGCGTGATTTTGAATATTACTTGAGGGTAACCACGAAATATTAAATCTTCCTTTATTGTCAGGAACCCAAATTACTTTAGAGTCTTTAACTCCATTTTCCCAAACAAATTTTCCTTTTGTTATATGATGGTCTTTAATCATAGATTCATTATAATCTATTTGTTGGTATAACTTACTCAGATTAAATATAGAAGATTTACTTTCATCTCTAAATGCGTGAGCAGTTGTTCTAGGAAACTGTCTGTAAAATTCATTTAGATTATCAGCATCTCCTTTTAACGATTCAACTTCACCCTCCCAATACTTGATTGCACTTGTATAGATTGGTTCACCGTCTACTCCTTCAGCTTCCACTTTAGGGACTTCCAATACAGGCATTCCATACCGGTCAATAAAACCTTCCATATTCCATTCCATTGGAATAAATAAGTTATATAGTCCACTCTTAGTTTGTCCATTAGCGTTTCTATTACTTACATCGGAATCATCATAAAGTTTTTTAAAATTATTTCCACCTTTATCTAAAGCATTAGAAGTAGAACCCATCATACATTTACCAATTACTTTACTACCCAACCTTAAGCAGGTTTTAGTTACATTCCAATTGTTTAAAATATTATTAGGCTTAACCCATTTCCCACTCTCATCGTGAACTAAAAGTAAAAGCTTTTCTCCATCATAAGAGTTATCGTCAGTATTTTTCCAATCAATAGTGGTATCTAAACCTTCCATATCATCCTCAAAAACTTCATGCATATTTTTCTTAGTAATCTTGGAAGCAGGAACCCTAAAAGCTAATTCTGTTTTAGGCTTATCCATACCATCCATAATAGGTTTAAAAAAGAATGGGAGTCTACTATTTATGGGAACAACCTTATCGGTAAACATCTTTTTAGCATCGGCACCTGTTTTAGATAGGATTCCTATTCTTGAATCTTTTGCAAGTGTGGCAGTATTTATACATTCTGAAGAACCCATAAATGAAAATCCTGAACGTCTAATTTTTAAATATATCATTCCATAGCTTCTTGAGTCAGCTTTACAAGCTTCCCAAAAAATAAAGAATGCTCTATTAGCTTCTCTGTAGTCAGGATATCCTACATCTATTTTTGTCCATTGAAGATACATATAATGTGAACCTGTTATATAAGTTGGCTTACCTCTATTCATAAACCAAAAGCCTTGTTCTCTATAATCAAACTCCGTTTCTATATAATCAATATATTTATCCTTAAATGTATTTGGCATATCATTCCATTGGAATATGGATTTAATTCTTTCTAGATTTTTAGGCAACTCTTTTCTTTGCCAATACTGTTTCAACTTGCTTTCGTTTCTAGAATAAATATTTTTGGGAGATTTAGGAAGTCCAATTTTTAAATTAGATATTTCAACCACTTTATCTATTTGACCTGATTTAGATATAACTACTATATCATATTTTTTATTATAACCATATACCCAACTTCTTGCCCTATTTTTATTGGACAAAACATTTTTTGGTATACAGTTTTTAATTTCTTTAATCATCTAGACCTTCGTTCAGCAAATCCTTGTTTAGTTGTTGGCTTACCCTCACTCATTTCTATTGCTTCTTTTTCTCCTTCTATTTTAGATAGTATCTCAAAAGCATCCATAATACAAAGTTTTTTTGTTGCTGCTGCATTTTTTAATCTATCTGCAGCTAGGTCGTCATCTAAATCGGGTTTAATAATATCTTCCTTTGCAACCTTTATAAGTTGTTCAACAGCTCTATATCCTGCTTGAATTATTTTTAATTTAGTTTCTTTGAGGTTCATAGGCTATAATATTTTTGGAACGAATTCTATAAAGTTTATTTTCATCAACCCTAAATGAATATTCTGAGTCAGGCATAAAAGTTACTATATCTCCTATCTTGATTCCTTTTAACTCAATCGAAGGACAGGTGTATTTCATTATACCCATTAAGGGTTCGTGTGTAAATGGTTTATATATATATGTTTTGGTTTTAGGTAAAGGTGCTACAAAACAAAAAGGCTCAATAGCAAACCATTGAGTAATTTTTTTATACATATAATATTGTGTGTCATCTACAAAAAACTGATTGTCTTGAAAAAAACTTTTTCCACTTTGCCTTCTTCCATACATATCATTATAATATTTAAAGACATTATGATGAACCAAAATGGTATCTCCTTCTTCTATGGGTCCGTTATAATTTAAAGGGGTTGATAATACTACAGCTTCTCTATTTGAAAACTCTGCAGATTCTTCGGAAGTATTGATTATTAACTCTAATCCTTCAACATTTTTTACATTATCATACCTTCGCTCATTGGCAGGTACAACTATAAATTGATTTGGTGACTTCATTATTCATTTGATTAAAATTGTATATTAAATTCTAAAGTAACAGGCATTGTGGAATTAAATTGTTTCCACAACAAAACCTCTTGCTCATCCGTATCTTCTATATAAATTTGATAAGCATCTTCCTCTACACTATATTTTATTAAATGAATTATGTGTCTACCATTTAGAACAGACTGTCCAACTAGATAGTGCATTCCTCCTGACTTGTAGTCAGGACCTATAGAAATTTTTCTTATTTGCATTTTATTAAACTGTTTCCTCGAATAAAAAGGAAATTGCTAACTCACCATCTACCGGTGTTACAGAACCTGATTCTTGTCCTATTACGCCAATATTTGTAAATTGAGGTATTATAATATTTTCATTAGCTAAATCAACTTGACCCGAAGGGTATGTGCCGCTATTATTATTATCTAAACCAAACAGAGCTCCGCTAGTATTTATAGCTGTCCAATTAGCAACAGTAGCAGAGTCACCATCGTTTACACGCCCAATATCAAAACGTACTGAATCACCCACATTACTAAAGGTAAGTGGTTGGTCTCCTGTGTAAACATAACTAACTTGCATTAGCTTGTATTTTCTTAAAGTCCTAATTAAAGGAATCTGACTGTCAGGAGTTACGTTAGATGTCCACTCCATATAATCATATCCAACAGGACTTGCTGTCTGTGAACCTAAATTAGCAATCAATCCATTCATAACAGTATATCCGACACCTATTGATTGAGATAACGCAGCAATAGATTCAAGAGTTACATTTTTTGTAGCATCTTGGGGATTGCCATTTACTTGAGTAATAATTACTTTATCTCCGGCTACCGGTGTTACTAGGGGATATTGATTAATCTTTGACATCTTGATGTTGTTTTACTGTTCCTGTATTCATATTAATAATAGAGTCCTTACCATACTTTTGAATAAGTTTATCTTCCATATTTCTAAACTCTGACTGCAGAGTAGATACTTGTTCGTATAAACTTTTTTTCTGAAGTTCTAAATCTCCAATTGCTAGTTTAAACTTATCTAATGTAAGCTTTGCTTCCTTTAACTCCTTAAGCTCTTCTTCTGTTAATTTTATTTCTTTACTCATTTAATTATATTTAATTTATACAAAGATACTATTTTTTATTTTGCTTTATCTTTTCAAAACTACGCCCTCCAAAATAAGCTGAGATGACAGTAATTAAAGTTAGCTGCAAAAGGTCTGTCCACTTATCCTCTACGTCAAATGTTATCATCCCTGCATCTATAAATATCATTACTACAGTTGATATCACTAGAAACAATAATATTATGGGTCTTACGTTTTGAGTTAAGAAAGAAGCTGAGTTGTCAGATACCCATCTGTCTGTTATATTTTTTTCCATATCCGCCTCATACTTCATAAAGAGCTCAGTCATCTCTTTTTCAAAAGCGTCTTTTTCTTCTTTTGTTTGTACAAATTTATCTACTATTCCTGATAGACCTTCTGCTACACTAGTGGCAGCACCACCAAATATTTTTCCCAATAATTCTTTCATAAGTTCTCGTATTCTTTTGTTGCATCAAAACTAGGACAAGCTTTATTTGCAAAGTCTCTATGTCCGTGAATGATTGCTTTAGGTTGTAATAACTTTAAAAAATATAATAAATATTCTAAAGATTCTTTTTGTTTTTGAGTTCGTGTGTCTTTAGGAGTTTTGCCATCTTTTTCTACTCCACCGATATAGCATACGCCCCAAGATTTACAATTCAAACCCTTTGTGTGTGCCCCACACTCTTCTATTTTTCTTCCTGTTTCAATTGTGCCATCCATCAACACAATAAAATGATATCCGCACCCTCGCCATCCTCTAGCCTTGTGCCATCTATCAATTACCTCTGTGTTAACAGAATCATCTCCTTCTCTTGTTGCGGAGCAATGTACTATTATTTTTTCTATTTGTTCTGTATTCATCTACCTTGTCCTCTATATTTTTTTTTGTATCCCGTCTGTCCTTTACTTGCATTTTTACTGTGAGGATGTGACTTTCTTTTTGGTTTCACATATACCGATACTACTGCTCTTCTTGCCATTATAATCTAAGGTTTAACCCTACGGAGCTATTATATATTTTTGAATCCCAAAACTTTGTATACTCACCTTCAAAAAATATTCCCACCACCTTCGATAATTTCCATCCTATTATAAGTCCGCCTTGATAATCACTCCATTGTTTTCCTTTGAGTAAATCATTATGTCCTCCTAATCCCCACGAGTCTCTATGAAGATATGAGAAATCTTCATTACCTTTTAAATATTTATGATAAGGTAATATCCAATTACCATAGATGTGTAACCAAAAGTCTTTTTTATATTCGTAAAAATCAAAACCAATAATAGGAGCTATCTCTCCGAAGGCATCTAACTCAGACCATATAGACTCATTAAATTCGTTCATCAATGAACCAAATACCAAATCTCGAAACTGAACGTCTGTATTTGCAACGACTACCCCTTCCTCATTAATCCAATACCAATCGTAATTTACATTTCCGTAGGCATCTGTTTGAGTATATCCTACATCTTGATAACCATAAGTATATCCTAAGCTGTACCAAGGGTTTAATGGAAATCCATCATCAGTAGTTTCGTTTAACCATATTTCAATCGGATTGTATCCATAAGGGCGTTGATGTGTACGATAAATTGCACCGGCAGATAAACTAAATTTTTTACCAATAGGGAGCCTAGCTCTTATTTCACCTGATGTATATTTAAAACCTACATTACCTTGTTCTCTTTGTTCAAATTTTACTATATGATAATTACCGGTGTGTCTTATAAAGTACCTGATGTTTGTAAACTCTTGACTTCTTTCTCTTTCTTTTTCATAATGAAGTAAATATTCAAATCCCTTTACTGCTGAGGTTGGTGATGATAAAGCAATATTATTTTCTTTTCCATCATAATAGTTTCTTGCTTTTATTTCATAATCAAACCTAGCTAATTTACGTAAGCCAAAACCAATTCTATAATCGTGAGGATGATATACAGTATTATCTACTACCTGAGGTATATCATACAAATTCTCCGGGTTAGTTCTAACGAAGTAACTTGGACTTTGAGTCTCGTATGCATTAGAAACCTCACCGGCTACATATACAGTTCCGTATTTTAAAAAGTCTTCATAAAAATTTTTGAAGACTTGAGCGTGTGAATTAAATGAAAACAAAAAAACTAAAACAAATATTATATATCTCATAGGCTAAAACTTACTTTCAATTATTAAATCTATCTCATTTTGTATTACCTCTAAAGAATCATCAGGAAGCTTTAAGGTTATATCACTTTCAACTCTTACAACTTCTTTGCCATTGTGATATAAAATCAAAGTAGGCAGGTAAACAATTTTTTCTTTTTCAAAAACCACAGGATGTTTACCCATCAATAATAAATGAGTCTCTGCGTTTTTAATTGGTTCTAATGATATAGTGTTTTCAGAAAGGAATGAGGCATTGAACTGCACAAGACTTATGCCATCTTTAAAGTCTTGGGAGTATAAAGTTTGAGTATATATTAATAGTATTATTAACCATCTCATTGTTTGCTCATTTCATAAAGACGCTCATCCATCTTTTCTAAAGATTTTTTTATTTCAGTAACGTCTTCTTTTACCGTGCTAACATCAGCTTCTATTTTCTCAATGGTCGACCTAATTAATTTGTCTTTATACTCGAACTCAACTTTTTGAATTTCAGGCTTTGGAAGAACCATTGCATCTTGAATCTGAGCCTGTAAGGTAAAGTACATTCCTATTAGAGAAGTAAACCCAATAGCTGCTGCAACAATTTCCTTTATTGAAAGACTAAACTTTGTATCTGATGTTAAACTTTTTTCCTTTTGATTTGTCATTTTGTTTATCCGATTTTACTACTTCATATATTATATCTAGGTCCATTAAATAAGAGTTAGTTTGAATAAATTCCATAACACAAAGATAGAAAATTAATTTTTCATAATTTCCTCAACATCAACACCTAGTGCAGCTAAGGCATCAAGCCATTCTTGCTCGTCTGTATACTCCTCTACATCTGCATATTTAAAATCAGCAACTTGTGTAGGACCAACTCCTCCAAGAAGTCTAAACTCTCCATTTTCTTTTGCAATCCAATAAGTGAATTCTGAAGGTTTATGTATTGAGTATTCTATTGCCATATCTTATAATTTATTAAGGTGTACATATAGTAAAGTTTGGTTTAGGTTGTGTCCAATTAGTTGCTCCATCAGCAAAAGTATTGCAATTTGTAACATTTCCTACATCCCAAGAGCTTAAATCTTGATTAAAGGCGGTTGCATTTTCAAACATATTTTGCATATTTTGAATTCTACTTACATTCCAACTACTTATATCTTGATTAAAAGCAGTCGCATTTTCAAACATTCCTCGCATACGAAGTAGAGGGTTGTTAGGGTCAGTGGCAAAAGTCCATCCACCAATATCTTGATTAAAAGATGTGGCGCCTCTAAACATAAATTGAATTCCAAAACCATTAACATTACTCACATCCCAAGAACTAATATCTCCATTAAATGAGGTGTTATTATAAAACATATTTTGCATACCTGAAGCTGCACTTACATCCCAACTATTAAGGTCTTGATTGAAAGAATTCGCACCCCAAAACATACTATTAAAATTCCCCACATTTGATGTGTCCCAACTATCAATATCTTGATTGAACGAAGTTGCGTCTTTAAACATACCACTCATAGAAACAGTACTTATGCCCGAACCACTTGTATTCCAACCACTTATGTCTTGATTAAAGGCGGCATTATTTTGAAACATACCTGAAAAAATATTAACATTACTTGTATTCCAAGAACTAATATCTTCATTAAATGAGCTGTTACTAAACATATTTTGCATATTAAGAACATTGCTTGTGTCCCAATTACCTATATTTTGATTAAAAGATGTGTTGAAAAACATTGACTCCATATTCGTAACATTAGAAGTATTCCAACTACTTATATCTTGATTAAAAGATGATGCTGATGAAAACATACCTTGCATATCAACTACGCTCGATGTATCCCAATTTCCTATGTCCTGATTAAATGAAGAAGCCTGTAAAAACATAAATGCTGAATTCGTAACATTACTCATATCCCAACCACCTATGTCACCATTAAATGCAGCGGCGGCACGAAACATATTTTCCATATTTTGAACATTACCTACATCCCACGAACTTATATTAGCACCGGTATACTGAGTAGCTAGAGAACCTATAGAAGTAAAGGAAAAAAGATTGTTCATATCTGTTACTTGGCTTACATTCCAATCAGCCATTAAGCCATAAGTAGGGATAGCTATACTTGCATTGATAGGGTCTAATGTTAACGCATCTATTACTGCAGTTCGTATAGTTGAATTCGTTAACGGAGTGGGTGCGGCACCACCATCAACTATAGCACCTAAGTCTGCTATTAATTGATTTCTAGCTGCCACCACATTAGCATCTGTTGCATTATATCTACTATTTCCAAATACAAAATAGTTAGTTCCTCCTGAACTCCAAAAAGAACAGTTAGCTGCTCTCGAATAATTTCCTTTTGCAGCAAAATTTACTAGTACATCATCGTAAATAGAAGTGTCTAGAGTTGGGTCTGCTGCAGTTGGTGTAGGAGCGAAGTTTGGTCCCATCAATCCATTTAATCCACCGGCTCCTGTTAAGTCCCAATTACTAATATCTTGATTGAAAGCTGTTGCTCCTCGTAAGAAATAAATTATACTTGCTGAATTACAACTACCTATTGCTAAACCACTAAAGTTCCAACCACCTATGTCTTGATTAAAGGCGGCTGCATTTTGAAACATTTGCCCAAACTGTCTTATAGCACCCACTTGCCAAGAAGATATATCTCCATTAAATATGGTACAACCATTAAACATTGTCTCCATACTATTAAGATTAGTTCCGGGTGCGGGGGTCTGCCTTATATTCCAAGCACCGAGATTTTGAGGATTACCTCCATTGTCAAACGAGGGACAATTAGAAAACAATCCACTAAAATTATACACATTGCTTACGTTCCAAGCTGTGTCCTGAAAGTCAGGATAGTTTCTACCTTGAACTGCTTTTCTAGTTACTATCTTAGTAGAGCAATCTGAATTAAATTGAGGACTGTTCTTAAAACAACCCGATATATTTTCACAATTTGTAGTGTGCCATTTAGAAACGTCTATACCCGCACCACCTACACCATCATATATTAGTGCAAGTTTTGTAGCATTAGGAGTATACCAATCATTTAATCTTGTAACATTTCCATCAAAATTGGTAGTAAACCTAAACAAACCTTCTATTTCTACCATTGTTCTAAAATCCCATAAATGAATGAAAGGTATATTGCAGTCTGCCGGAAGTCCTAAATTAAATTGTCTGCTACTTCCCCAATTACTACTAGGTGTTCTCATTACGTCTCCTGTAATAATGGGAGCATCGGGTGCTATAATAGGTCCTAGATTTTGTGTTTGGTACCAATATCGTGAACCATTAAATCCATTGTTGGGATTTGATAGCAAACAACCTATAACCATATCACCCCATTGATTTATATTGACAAGTTTCCCTGAAGCTATATTTTGTGCATCAGTCTGATTTGCGGTAAAACTCCAACCTTCTATTCCTCTACCATTTGGCGAAATAGTAATTGTATAAGTTCCAACACCTCCGGTGTTTGCATAATCGTGAAAAGGAACATCAGCAGGGAAGTTAACAGGATTGGTGTTATATACATCTGAAGTTCCATCACCCCAATCAACTGTTATATCTAAATTAAACTGAGGTTCTTCCGTATAAGTTATTGGAGCAAAAGGTAAACGTACTTGTGTGGTAGATAAACTAGTTAACGGATTCTGAACAATACCTGTGTTCATTTGAATTATCATATCAATCGGAGGAACCACAAGTGAGACAACTGAAGACAAAGTTATTCCTTCTCCATTATTGGCAATTACTGCATAGTAAAGTGTTGTACCCGGAGTTTGTCCTGTAAAGATAGAGGATTGTGGTACTCCTGCTGTTACAGGATATGTAAAGGGTTGTTTGGGATTGTTTTGAACATCAGGGTCGGGACCAAGATAAAAGTCTGCAGAAGTTCCATTAGTTCCGGTAATTTGAAAACCTTTATCGTCTACTACTTCTCCATATATTTCTATGTCTACTGTGGTTGTTCCATTGAGATATCCTACCTCGTCCCATTGTAAGGCTTCAACTACAGGTTTGTTTAAATTTACATTTCCACCTATCGTTGAGATAAATGGGATTCCTATGCCTGTTCCAATTGCTCCACCCATCTTACCATAAAGCTAAGATGTTGTTCGCTGAGGTATTGGTGGCAAAAACTTTAATACAATTAACAGGAATAAAAGAACCATCTTGAACTCCTGAAAATGTTACATCATCATTTCCTGCAGTAAGGACTCTTACGTTTCCTGCAGTACCTACATAAAGTACCGCTCCATTGTTTTGTCCTCCATATATTTGAAAGTTGTCTCCGCCTACAAAAGCACCTGTTACATTTAAAATAAGTTCGTCTTCTTCAACACCGGTTATAATGGCAGAGGCATTAGTGGTTGTATTGACAATAACCATTCCGCTAACCACACCATCTACTACAAAGTTTGCACCGGCAACATTAATGTTAAATCCTGCCGCTCCTGATACCGAACCGCTAGAACTCTTTAACATAAAGTTGGGTATAGGTGCATCATCGCTTGGAGTTACCGACCATGCTCTACTAGTATTTAACTTTTGATAAGCCATATATTATTTATTACGGAGTAAAAGATTTAGCTACGATTCCTACAATAGCATCTGTTGTTGACCCACCAATACTACCACCTTGTAAAATTCCTGCCATTGCCATCATATTATTTGCGGGAATGACTAGTCCGTTTCCTGTAAGGTCTCCACTATCAAGTCCCCAAGCTGCTGTACCATCATCTCCTAAGTTTCCGCCAACATCCGAAGATACAGTAGTCCACGTACCGGCTTGATTAGGGTCACCTAATAAAACATCCGGTGATTTATATAGTTTAAATACATAGTCAAATCCACCTGACGTATTTACAGGTTGTAACACTTTTGCATACAGATGTGTAATCTCTACTGTTTCAGGAAATACAATTACTGCAGTTTGAGAAGTTGGAGAAGAAATCCCTCCCCACTCTACTGTGTCTCCATTAAAAGGTGCTGTAGCACCTGCTCCAAAATTAATAACTGCTCCTGTGTAAGTATATATTCCGGTTTCAAAATCCTGAGGATATGTATATACGTTTCTTTTTGCATTCAGCGAAGCTGAACCTAAATTCTCTGTAGGGACTTCAGGTGCGACTCCGTGAAATTTTGTTCCGTTTGGTATTGCCATTTTTTTTTACTTTATGTTATTTATAATTTCTTTTGTATGGAAATACTCGGTTAAGAGTATCCCTTCTTTCTCCGCAGCCACAAGGCTTATTTGTAACTTGAGAAATTTTGTTCACAACGCTTTTAATTCCGGTAGCCGTTGTAAACTTTTCTACCGTATCGCCCAATCCTTTTGAGGGTTCATTCCATTTCATACCACAAAGATAAACAATTTATTTTATTGCTTT